TAGTCTGTCCCATAGATACAATACACTGTCAAGCTCGGTTTTGCAATAAAAAGCCCCCCGGTTAGAGGGGCTTGATTGAGATTGCGAATAACAGGCGGTTATTCGGGGAACAACTAATCCGATCAGGCGGCCTTGAAGGGGTTGCCGCCGGTCAGAAGGCGGGTGAGGTCGAAGCCTTCGGCCTTGGACTCCAGCCAGGCGGCGTCGATGTGCTCTTGGCTGCCTTTCTTGCGGGGGACGGGGCGGACGGTGTACTCGGTGGTGAGGCCGCTGCCCTTTTTGCTGATGCTGAAGTCCCAGGAGAGCAGGTCTTCGTAGTCCTCCATTTGGGAGATCGAGTCCAGTTCTTTGAGGATGGACTTTTGGGTGATCTGGAGGACTTGGACTTTGCCGGACTCGTAGTTGTAGACGGGGACGGCGATGGCGAATTTGACGTCGGCGGTGCCGGGGCCGCCGCGGCCTTCGCGGGGTTCGAAGTCGCCCATTTCCGCGGTGATGTCCTCGGGGGTGGGCTCGTAGTCAAAGCGGAAGGGGCGGGAGGCGCCGTCGCAGGTGCCCCAGCACTCGTAGAACTCCAGGGGTTCGTCGGAGAGCATGGCGAAGCGGACCGAGCCGCCGTCGGGGAGCTTCGAGAGCTGGAGGTAGCCGCCGCCAGCACCGCTGGTGGAGACTGCTGCTGAGGCTGCTTTTGAAAGGAAAGCCATTGTGTTTTGGTGTTTGGGATGTCGCCTTGAGTGGCAACCCTTGCACAGTAGCACGGGGTTGACCGAGTGGCTACCCTAGAAAAATGCCCCAGCACTGGGAGGTGCTGGGGCGACGTAACCAACTTCTGTAGGAGTCTAACATCGTGTCTCACGCGACGCAAGAGTTGCTGGCGTTTGTGCGCCAGTTGCCGGTGGGGATGGCATATGCCCCGATCTATGCCAAGGACAGGGCGCTCCAGTCTGGGAAAATTTCGAAGGGCAAGACGCCGCTGGAAAAGTCGCACCATGTGGTGATGACGCCGGCGGATGTGGCGCTTCAGATCGAGCGCAAGCCGGAGGTGTTCCAGGCCGTGGGGGTGTTTACGGGGGCCCGCAGTGGGGGCCTGGTGATCCTTGATGTGGACAGGAATCTGGCCAAGTTGCGGAAGAAATGGGGTAGCACGCTTGATAACGCGCCAGTTATCACCAGCACGAAGGCCAACGCGGCGAAGTACCTGTTTCGCGTGCCGGAGGCGCTGTGGGGTGAGCTGAAAGGGATTGGGCTTTCGGATACCGGGGCGGGGTACGAGGTGCTGTGGGGCCGTCAGGGGGTCCTGTATGGCGCTTATCCGGGCTCCAGCGATGGGAAGGCACCAGCAGGTCAATACGGGTTTGCAGGGGACCTGGAGGCGATTCCAGAGGCCCCTGAGTGGCTTGTGGCGGAGATGCGGGATGCCGCGGGGAAGCAGATCGAGGATGGGGGGTTCATTAAGAACCGGAAGGCGCTGGATTTCTCGGATCGAGACCCAGCTGAGGTGGCTGAGATTGTGCAGTCGGCGTTGCGGGTGATTCCGGGGCAGGGCACGGGGAGTCGGGACCACTGGGTGAAGGTGGGGATGGCGATCCACTCGGAGTTGCCGAACGACCTTGGGCTGACGCTGTGGAGTGCGTGGTCGGCGGATGACCCGGAGTATTCGGAGGAGTGGGTGGACTCCAATCCCTGTGAGGAGGTGTGGAAGAGCTTTAGGAAGGGGCCGGTGAGCCTGGGGACGCTGTTCTGGATGGCGGACCAGCAGATGCCCGGGCGGCTATGGCTGTCGGAGGATTTGCGGAAGGTTGTGGCCGATGCCGAACAAGACCGTGTGCAGAGGGTTCTTTCAGTAGGTCTGTCGCACAAGGAGATCGTTGATCGCGGCGAGAAGGCGATGCTGCTGGAAGATCCTTCTGAGGTGCAGCACACACTTCACCAGATCGCTAAGGAGGCCGGCTACAGGGACTCCAGTGCTGTTTCGCGTCTGTTGATCGCTCACAGAGAGTTCAAGCGTGGAGCGCAAGGCGGGACTCTGCGCGAGTTGTTTGAAGCGGAGGCGTCTCCTATTGAGTACTTAATCCCAGAGTTGTTGCCTAAGCCCGGAACTGTGCTGCTCCATGGCCGAGGTGGTTGTGGTAAGACGATGGCAGCTTTGACACTGGCGAAGCACATCGCACGCGGAATTCCTTTCAGCGTTCGTGGAGCTGATGTACCAGTGGAGCAGGGATCCGTCCTGTGGCTTAACGGTGATCAAAACAGCCGGCGGATTCGCAAGCAGTTCGAGGATCTGGATTTTTGTGCGGACGATCCGGTGCGTATCGAAAACAAGGTCTCGATGCTTTGGTACGACTGGTTCACGAAGGCCATTGAGAAGCACCGGCCGAAGTTGGTGGTGTGGGACTCGGTTACAGCCTGTATGCGCGGCTGTGCGTACGACCAGAACAAGGCTGAGTACGCCGAACCGATGTACTGGTACAGCTCTGAAAACGGGGAGAGTTTCCCGGCGACCACCATCGTCTTCATACATCATGCAAACAAAGAGGGCGGGTTTAGAGGCACCACAGCGCTGGAGGATGCCGTCGACATTGCGATGGCTATTCGGCCGCCCGACAAAAAAGAGCTGGAGTACGTCGGTGCTAGCTCCAGGTTGATCACCATTGGGAAGAGCCGTGAAGGCAATGAAGGAAAGCAGCTCAAACTGACCCAAGAAGACGATCTGACTTTCACGCTTTCCGATGCGGAGGGTCCTGTGGACGAGAGCAAGCCGGCTTCTGTGGTGGATCGGGTGCTGGCGCGGTTGCGGGATAGCCGCAAGCCGATGTTGCGCACTCAGCTAAATGCCGACCCACTGTGCGGCGGCAAGGTTGAGGCGATTCGTAAGGCGCTCGATCGCCTGGAGGCCAAGGGGCTGGTGCGCTCCAGTGGAGAGGGCCGTTCCAAACGGTTTGAAGCTGTACTCGCGCGTGCGGGGGGCGAGGACAAGTTGTCCGAAAACCCCCAAGAACCCTGCACTGGAGCTGGATCTAGTGCCAGGACAAACCCGGACAAGTCTGAAGTTGTCCGGGTTCTGGGTGCCGAAGAGGCTGTTTCCTCGGAAACCGGACAAACCCGGACAAAACCGGACAAACATGCGGTCTTGTCCATCGCACAAACCTTCCACTGCAACGGTTCTGGTCAAACCGGACAAGAAATAGGGGAGATCTTCACGCGCGTGGAACGAACACCGGAAGAACTACGCCGTCTGCTACAGGACGCCGCTGACACCTGGAGCTGAGCGATGAAGATTCCTAACGTGTTCCTAGGGCTGCTCCGCATCGCGGCGTGGCTGTTCTGGAGACCTCCGATGGCGACCTCAACCAAGACCAAGCGCGAGCCACGGCCTCCTCGGAGGCCCACGCTCTCGGTGACCCAGTGCTCGATCCCCGACGAGATCCACAGCATCATTCGCACCAGCTGGTTCAAGAACGGCCGCATGGTCGAGGTGGACGAGGTCCAGGTGCCCGAGTGCGACGACGCCCGCGACGCCTTCCAGTACGTGGTTGGTGGGGCCCTCAAGCGGGGCTGCGACGTCTGCGTCATGACCACCTACCCACCCGAGGCCCTGGGCATCCAGCGATGAGTGACCGCAAACTCCTGCAACGTCTCCAGAAGGCCTACCAGTGCTGCGACGCTTGTGGCACCGCCTACGGCACCCCAACAGGCGGTTACAGCACCTACTGGCGGGGTGTCTGTGACGTCTGCGGCCTGGAGCTGGCGGTGACCGAAACCCGGGACTGGGGATACCTGCAACGCGGCATCAGCAGCGCTCGCAGTTAGAGCCGCTTGCGATTGTTACAGAGTGTGAACAGGGGGCTCACGGGTCCCCTGTTTTTGTGTCACAGTATGGGAGTTCAACCAACAGGGAGGCGCCTGTCTCCCTAACACACCAATGAACTGCCCCAACTTCCGCACCAGCATCCCCACAGAGCTTCTAGGTAGCTGGTACTACGCCGTCCGGTGGTCTCGCTTGGCTCTCGAAGAGCGCATCCGCACCAGCAAAGATTACGGACTGGCTACCGACTACGACGATCTCATGATGTCTCATGTCGAGTCTCTTGAGTCTTACCTCCAGGCGACGTGCGACGAGTACATGGATTGGCTGGCGCAGCCGGTTTCGGCGCTGACGGAGACAGCAGATGTCTGACATCATTTCTCTGCAGGGTGTGACGATTTCCGATGAGCGCGTTGGTGTTCTTGCTTTGGTGGATGATGCTGTGGTTGCATGGCCGCAAACTTTCTTCGAGCCCGAGGAGTATGGCCCTGCCTTGTGCCGAGGCTCCTTCGACCTGGATACCGACGAGGTAGTTCCAGAGGACTATGAACAACTCCGAGAATTCATCCAGCAGCGGGTCCACCACTGGGAGCCGGTCGACCCAGCAAATCCGTAACGCCTTGGCACGCTCCATCCGCAACGAGACCGACTACGACGACTGGGACTACGGCACTGAGCCGATCGAGAGGGACACGACCTGGGTCCAACCAGCCAGCATCCTTCACCTTTATGCCCGGTTGCTCCAGCGGTTTCAGGAAGAGGAGACCGTCAGCCATGCGCGGCTGGCGGCCCTGGCGGTCACCGAGATTCTCACGATCCCGCCCGAGACTCTTTTGAGACTCGCTAAGACCTTCACTCCCTAGTACACTAACCCAGTTCTTTTTTCAATCTCATGCTCACACTTCTATCAACCAAGGACGTCGGCCAGCTCCAGGCCTATCTGATCGAGATCGGCACTGCCCTGGAAAATCTGACCCAGGTGCTGGAGCACGCGCAGACCGTACAAGTCGAGGTCGAAGCTCCTGTTCAGAAGCTGCCCGTACAGCGGGAGTCTCAAAGTAAGACTCGTGTGTCTCGCCGCAAGAGGGGGCGCAAGGCGCTGACGGCTGAGCAGGTGGCGCATATCAAGGGTGCGCTTCTGCGGGGACGGACCGGACTGTCACTGGCACGGGCGTACAACGTGCATCCCACGACCATCAACCACATCAAGCTCGGGAAGACCTGGAAGACGATTGCTCCAATGGAAACAGGCGGAGTTGTGGCGTGATTCTGTGTGACACAGAAATACGGGCCCTCTGTATGGAGGGCCTTGTTACTCCCTACGATCCACGGCTGGTGAATCCAGCGAGTCTCGATGTGAGACTCGGGTATGAGTTGATGGTGGAGGTCGAGGAGTTTCCCGACCTCGTGCCAATCGACCTTACCGGGCACACGCAAACCAATCCGTTTTGGCTAGTGCCAGGCGAATTTGTATTGGGTTGCACGCTGGAGACGTTTTATCTGCCGGTGGATGTGGCGGCGCAGTTTGCGCTCAAGAGCACCAGGGCTAGGCAGGGGATTGAGCATCTGATGGCCGGTTACTGCGATCCGGGTTGGAGCGGGTCCAAGTTGACACTGGAGCTGCTAAACGCCAGGAGGCTTCACGCCGTTGCACTGTGGCCGGAGATGGCAATCGGGCAGCTTGTGTTCCACAAGATGTCGATGGCTCCGTTCAAGGACTACTCAGTTACAGGACACTACAACAATGACAACACTGTTAGAGCAGCTAAGTATGTCTGATCCAGTTAACAGGCCACCGCACTATGCGATGGGCCGTCAGTTTGAGGTGATTGATGTCATCGAGGATTCGGTGAAGTTTGCGCCGAATGCGGTAACCGGTGGGCTCCAGTGGCAGGTGCTCAAATACGTGCATCGCTGCTGGAACAAGGATGTACCAAAGCAAGACCTGCAGAAGGCGGCTTGGTATTTGAATCGGTTGATCGAGTCGCTGGAGGACTGATGGAGACCTACAAGTTCGAGTTGATTCGGGCGGATGCGTCCCAGCAGATTACAAATGCCATGAGTAGCAAGTTCAAGGCGTTTTTGCCGGCTGATGTTGTGGGTACTTTTGTGGACTTTATGGTCGGGTGTGGGTTTGATCAAAAAGCCTTGTACGCAGCTATGCAGATGCGTATAGAGGAGGGCAGTGATCATTGACCTCATGGACTGGGAGTGGTTTGCGTTACTTGCAGTTGTTTACTGCTTGGTCTGTGCTCTTGTTCTTTGTTTAGCCAAGTTTCTTTTGCCATGACAGAACCTCTTTGGAAACAGATGGAAGTGCAGCTGGAGCGCCAGGGGCAGGAGTGGCCGCCGAAGGTGGCGCGTGTCTTGCGGGTGCTGGCGCACCAGGAGCAGGTGACGCCTGAGCAGCGCGAGTGGTTACTGCGTCAGGCGGTTGATGCTGAGCTGGCGGGCTAGTGCCAGCGATACAGACGCCTTGCCCTGAGTGTGGGGCGGCTAGGACGTACATCGTGTCGTCTAGCCACTTGGAGGGTGGGTGGATTGTGCGAAGGCGGAAGTGTGCCGGGTGTCATCACCGCTGGTACACCAAGCAAGCGCCCGAGGAGATTGTTTCACCGTACCAGCTTGTCTGGAAAAACAAAAAAGTTTGGAGTTTGCAGAACGATGTGTGATGTGTGTCCGGGGTGCCGGAGTGAGCGTGTCTACGTGATCAGCACCGACATCGCTGCCGATAAGCAGCGGCGGAGGCGGTACGCGTGCCGGGTTTGCCTGGAGCGCTGGACGTGCCATGGCAACAAGCTGATTGTGATACACGAATACGACAGGGATGTTCCAGCAGATCAGGGGTGTAGGCGGTGCGGGCACTACTCGCGTGGGGTCTGTTCGCTTGGTATCCCTGAGTCCAGGCTGCCTGGGTTTGTTACAGAGTGTGAAGCCCGGCTGGTGGAGGAGGCACTGGTGT